TTAATCGAACAAAACCCTCAACTCGTCATATATTCTTAACGACAGGTGTGCAATCATAAGCGGTGGGACGCTCATACCAACTACATACTGAACTTTGCCGCACTTATCGCTCCCAAAATCATAATCCAAAGGAAACGACTGTGCCAAAATCATTTCTTTAGAGTTCATTTTGCGTGGCTCATCAAACAGTACATATTTAGAACCTTCGGAACTGGCTATCGTTGGAACTGGCTTATGCGGATAGATAAACGAACTATTAAAGTTGGAGTTCCTGCCCTGTACTCGCACCAATACATCAGAATATTTGCGGTCGCCAATTACACGCCTATCCCATATATACTGGTCGTGGTCAGTCCAACTGTTATCTCTTAAACATTCCGTTCGTATTTCCTCAAATGGTATTGGAGAGCGTCCAAATTTCATATTCAAGTTAGGAAATTCACAAAATAACAATCCCTGTGGTTTTGGCAATTGTTCTGCCAAATCTTTACGAACGGCAATAAAAAACACACGCTCCCTTTTTTGTGGAACGCCCATTTGTGAACTATCCAACTCAAACTCTTTCATTAAATAACCTGCTTTATCAAAAGCGGTCATAATTCTACGCACATAATCCCTGGCGTTGCCTTTCAATATGCCCGTTACATTTTCGGCAACTACAATTTTTGGCTGTAGTTTTTCTGCCAAATCAATAAAATCATAAAACAAAGTGTCAAGAACCTGATTCGATTGTCCTTCCTTAAATTTCTTTTCTTTGCCCCAATCTTTCTCACGATTACCCGACATCGAAAAGCTACTACACGGCGGCGAACCGTCCAAAATATCTAATTCGTATAACTCTTTTGGTAGGTCGTTTCGATTTTTAAACGTTTGGATTCCTTCTATAAAAGCATATTTAGGATTGTGGTTCTTAATATAGATGTCTGCCATGCGTTGGTCGATTTCGTTTATACCAACCACATCAAAACCCGCCAGTTTATAGCCCATCGTAGAACCGCCACCACACGCAAAACAAGAAAATACTTTTCCTTTGTCTTTCGTAAAAATCGCATCGCTTAAAGCCCACCTGTAACTTAATATTTTACTCATATTTTCACTTAAAAAATTATTAAAAAAACGCATTTTTTTACTTAAAAAGTTTGCGTAATTCATTGGTATTGTTTAACTTTACGAAGTATTAAGTTGATGGTGATGCGTATTGCTCCAACATCAGCAAATCTGGTTTATACAAATCTTTTACATCAGCGTTTGGCTCAAATGTGCTAAATTCTTTTTGTTGCGGTTTTTTAATGATTACGCCTTTGTGAATATCACTCAAAGCCTTTTCCATCAGTCGCAAACCCATTGCTTGTAGTTCGTGTTCCCATAATATCCTCGCCGCCTTTTTTGGCTCAATTCCATATAATTTTGGGTCTATAAATACTATCTCCTGGTAAGCAATATCGCCACGGTCGATGCCGTCATTCAACCAAAAAACAGTCCCGCCAGTAATTGCATCACGCATACGAACCGCCCACTCAATAGATGAACGCCCACGGTGTCGAGGCAACAAACTGGGATGGTAACCTATCCAACCCAATTTGGATTTATATCGGGTTTTCTTTCCGATATAATCAAACGAATGTGCCGTTATTCCCAAATCAACATCATCGGGAAACGTGTCCGCTTTCAAAGTTCCCGCAGGAACAATCGGAATGTTAAACGTATGCGCTAATTTTGTAACATATTTATCGTCAAGCGGTGAGCAAACGCCCACCACTTCAACATAATCTAATCTTAAACATAAACTCAATATTTGCTCTCCGAAATACTTTTGTCCACTTATAAATACTTTTAATTTTTTCATTTTCCTAAATACTTAAAACTTTGAACGGCTCTAAAATGGCCGCCATAACCACAACTCCCCATCATTCCACTACCAGTTCTTACTATACTGGCATTACTTCTTGTTTTGTTTGCACCAAATAACATTGCACCTGTTTGAATCCACTCTTTTGCATTTCGCAAATAACCACACAATTGCGGATGTGAAGTATGAAAAAACGTGTGATACTTTCGGTTGCAACGTCCGTTCCCCTCTAAATGATATTGCATAACTTCGTTTAAAAAAGCCGTTCCAACTCCTGCACCTTGCCATTCGGGCATAACTACTAATCGGGTGGCACGATATGCCGTTGCAGTAAACAACGGGCAAACTGCAACATGCGCCACCAGTTCGCCATTTACAACGCCCACAAAATATTCTGCTGCAGGCGGATGAGCGAGGTCTAAATAATAATGCTCTTTAAAATGTTTCCAGTAAGTTCCGTTGACCTTCCAAATTTCAAGTTGGATGTCTGGTCGCTTCCCGATTTCAATTTTTTTTTTAATACTTTGGTATTTACATCATATACCCAGTCTGGTTGTAACCATTCGACAATATCATAATGGCACGATAATAAAACTACTTTTTTGCCTTTGTTTTTACGCCAGTTCTTGGCAAACGCCAACGCTCCAATTTTTGCAATTTGTCTATCCACTACACTCGTGAACTCATCGACAACAACCTCGTTTGGGGCTTCGGTTACCAACCGTGCCAATCCTGCTCTAAATTGTTGGCCGTTGGATAATGCGTTAAACGGTCGCAACCAACTTGGAACATCGCCCAAACCAACCGCCGCCAATGCACCAGTTGCAGTATTGAAATCGCCATCGGGCAAAATGCAATCCACAATCGGCTTGGAACAATCCCACCCGGCATACAAATCATAAATTTTATTATCTCCAAAAAATTGTTTTCCTATCGAGGTCTTACCAGAACCACTCGCACCAATAATTAACCCAATGCCCCAATCTAAAGTGTCAATATCAATATCAAAATCTCTTGAAAAGTTAGATCCGTCATCAGCATTAAATAATGATTTAACTCTTTGCGCACGATAGCTTTCAAAATCTGTTGTTTTGTTTTCAATTTTAATTTTCATGTCGTTACTACTTTTAGTTTTAATCCTTTTTTTTGTAATTCTTCAAAGACTTTTTTTTGCTCGTCTTCTGATTCGCAAATAACAATAACGCCGTATTGTTGTTTGTATAAAAATGGTTTTGTTGCCATATATAAAAATTTAAGTTACTTTTGTGGCTCTCACATTCATAAATAAAAAAACGCGCCAAAGGGTCAGAAGACTTATGTCCTCCAACGACCTTTGGTGCGTACTTTAAAATGAATGTGTGAGTTTTTTTTAAATGTTGGAGGACTTTTTTTACTTCAATCCTCCTTTGAAGTGGCTACTTTCGCAATCTCTTTTTTGCAATTGCGACATTATATTTCGAGGTCCAGAAATAACCTAATATTCCAGTACCCATCATGTAAATGAAGTTTTGCCAAAAAGCATCGGAAACAAAATGTGCTACAAATCCTGTACTTTTGTCTAAAAGCACCGCAAGCAACCAGCCAATAAATGCCCAGTTTTTAGAAAATAAATTTTTCATGTTTATATTTTTAACCATAAATTTATTCAAACGAACTAACGGCTACTCTGACCCAAACATTAGTCGCTATACACACATATAAATACTGCGCTGTTACTCTAATTTCTCCAACCCTTCCTGTATCTGTTGCGTGTAATGGCGCTGTTGTAGTAATCAGATTTACATTTCCCGATGCATCGAAAGGTATGTTGTTTACAGACACGCCTAGATTACCTGGCTTATTTGGCAAATAAATATCAGATTCTGGACATTCAACATCTCTGGCTCTTAATATATTACTTGAACCTCCTTTCCGAAACCAGATGCTTGAATCATCTAAATGACAAGCGGAGACATTATTTGCATTGGCAATACTTATGAAACCTGGGAATATACTAGTATTGATTCCTCTAATCGAAAACACAATTTCATTAGAAGTTACATTTCCAGCAGTAAGAACCGATTCTATATTAGGTGTACTACCTAAACTACTAGCATTTTTCCATTGCAAAACATCTGATGCGCTAAGGGTTAATATTTTTGTATTCAAATCGTTTTGAATAAGATTTTTGAACTTCGGCGGACTATTAAAAGTTTTCACGCCTGTGAAGTTTTGAGTTTGCGAGCTTGCAACTAACGATATTGTTAGTGCGAAAATTAAAAAAATTCTTTTCATTGTATAAAATATTTAAGGGTTAAAAAATTAATTATCTAGACACTTCTCCTGGTATGGGAAGGGTAGGAATAACTTCGGGGGTTGGGTAATACATGGGGCTTGTATCCCAGCTCGCAAGCTCTTTTGGGTTGCCGCCTAGAAATATACCAAATGGCATAAAAGTTGCTTCATTTATAAAACCATTCCCAAAATCTCTTATTTCTAGAGTTTCGCCGTTAGTATTGCCCGCTGCTTTAAATATCTGGAAGGTTCCAAAAGGGTAAATCCTAGAGTATGACAAAAGCCCAGCGTGCGCATTGGTATCTTTTATATGGTTATTTATCGCATCATAAATAGACTGCACTCCTTCTACTTGTGCAATAGGTATTTTGTCATCTTTGTGCCAAAATGAATCCCACGTGTCCCAAAATTGCGCTTGGGTTGGTTTTGAACCAGTTGTAAACCATTTGTAAATCGTTGTTATACTTACTTTTGCCATATATTATAATTTTAGTAGTGCATAATCAAAATCTAAATCTTGAACCTGAGAAGGGTAGCCTGTATCTGCTAAAATGATTTTAAAACTAGTCGGTGTTTTATCTCTTATAAGATAATGAATATCATTATCAAATATGAGCGTGCCCTTTGAAACTAATGAACCCAACACCATATAGTTTGAAGTTCCTACACTTGAAAAAGTGACTGTTTTTGAATCGTCGCTACCCATAGGGTCTCCTATAGGATAAGTGCCTTTCAATAAAAACGGATCAGTAATTGTGGGTTTATGCTTTATGTAGCTTTTTTTTGTATTATCGGTCTCATTCCAGTCAGCTTGTACATTTACTTCTGCACCATCTTCTATATCATCTAGTTTAGTTTGTATTGCCTGTGTTTTTTCTGTGAGTTCAATAGTGGTTTTTGGACGTTTAAAATTTGTCCAAGGAAATGAAGTTGCCCCAATTCCGAAAGTGGCGTAACGTACGAATAATACATTTTTATCGTTCCCGTCTTCAAACTCTTGAGCCGTAATTTCTTCAACGATGATAACATCGGCTCCAAGTTGTCCGCCTTTAAATTCTAATAGTTCGCCATTTATAAAAACAGCACCATTAGAAACCGCACCGCCTGTAACCAAGCACCCCGAAATAATAGCATAGTTTCCTGCTAAATCGCAGAACTTATTAAAAAGTGTATAGGCTTTTTGCATTTCGTGGAGTGTTTCCGTTTGGAAAGGGAAACCACCACTTTGATTAAATATTTGATAATTCATATTGCTTCAATCTTATATCGCTTGCCTGCGAGTTTGTAATAATTTAATAAATACTTAAGTTGGTCTATCGATGCGGTTTTAATTTCTGTGGGCACAAAAACAATAAAATCGACTCCTGTGTTCTCATATTCGTCTTGACTTTTTATAAAATACGTGCCTAAATATTTAGGTTTATTTTCTGCTTTTGTGTAAATATATTTTCGTGGAAATGCTGTGCCTTGGGCTATATAAATCCGTCTCAAACTTTTGTCTAAATTGTCGTTGAGCACCTTTCGTAATTTGCAAACTTGACCCGTATGCTTTAGTCTGTACCAATCGAAATCTCGTTTTTGTAACCACTTATAATAAAGCCACTCAACAGGTTCTAATAAGGCAAGGACATAGGCAATGTTTTTGGGTTGTCGTAAATTAATAGGCAAAAAGCCTATTCCCATTTTTTTAAAATTTATATCAAATAACATAAGTTATATTGTTAAAATTTTCTACTTCAAAATATCCTGCAACTGGAATCGTTTTTACATCTATGCTTACAAATGGCTTATATAAATTTGTAACTAAATCTTTGTAGCTTGACTGTGCAGAAATGATATGTACGTTGATCACGCCATGAACATTTCGTAAATAATCAATCAAATCATTAATAACTAACTCGCCATCAAAGGGTAAATTTTTTATATACTTTTTGATGGCATCTTCAACCGTTTTGTCTCCAGTAATTATATTATTCCCGTTTTCGTTAATCACTAAAGGATTTCTGTAAACTCGCATCATGAGTTGTAATTTATCGGCTGGATTATTTACTATTTCAAGTTTTACACCTGCATAAGCAATTTCTCTCATATAGTATTTGAAACTTGTAATTTGTGCAGCCGTTAATGGAATTAGATTATCGCCACTTTCGCCCGCTATTTTTATGATTAATCGACTAGATTCTAACGATTCTTTGACCGAGCAATATTTTACAATTTTCGAAGCTTCTGTTTGTTCGGTTGTAAAACCTATGTTATTAAACTGGTCATCATCAGTCAAAAGATTAAAACCAAATTGAAACGCCAAACTCATATTTCTGTACCAGCGAGCGGTACCTGGTTTGTTTTCATAAATAGCTTTGTCAACTTGTTGTGAGTGGATGTCGAATAACTTTTCTACTGTAAAATGAGCCACGGCCACTATATAAGCAAATGCACCAAATATGGAAACGCGACTAGTAGATTTTAAATCTTGTAAGTCATCATTGCCCGCAATGTTGCTTAGTATTTGTGCTTTTATTTCTGTTATACTTCTTGCCATTATGCTACTTTAAAAGTGTTTTCTATAATCATTATGCCAATTCCTGTTGTTTCTAGTTGCTGTTTTTGTAAATTGGTTAATTCACAAGCAGGAATAATATTTCTATTTTCTAATGCTTTTTTTACTAATGTATTTGGTTTAATATCAATCAACTTTATGGTTTGCCCAGTAACTAATGGATCCGTTGGAGATATTCCGTTTATCATTGATATTTCCATTATGGCATCAATATGACCATATACGTGAGCGCATACATCATACAAAGTTTGATTTTCATATACTTTATAATCATTCATATTGTCCGTCTATTGATACGCCTAATTCATTAATAACTAATTTTTCAATATGGTATCCGTCTGCCTCCATTTGTACACGAATGGTTCGATCTAAAAAGCGATCTAAATTTCCGTTGTTCGACCTTTGTATGGCAATACCCGTTTCAATATGTTCTTTCCACTCTCCTGGAGAAGTTGTAAAAAGAAGTTCTACGTTTTGATTTGTACTCTCTCCAATTAAAAAATCGCCATTTACAATTTTTAGGTCATTGTTTTCGTCTAGCAGTATATCTCTCATGTTTTAAACCTATTTTAAAAACTGATTAATCCGTGTTTCAATACTTATAAATTGACTTATATTATTTAGCAAAGTCGTTGCTCCATTAATTGTATCTGGAGTGGTTAATGTGAAACTCATTTGTTTTACTGCACCCACCAAATCAATCATTATTTTTTTTAAAGTTTCGTTTTCCTTTTGCAATAAAAAGCCTGTATTGTGAACTTCAAATTTGCAAGTCGAAATCACTAACGAAAATTTTTCAATCTCACTTGTATTGACAACGGCCGCATTGTTTTTGTTTAAAAAAACAACCAAAACCATACTGCCCACTTTGGGAATTAGGACCAGTCCTCCAGTTTCGCTTTCCGCCTGCAGGCGTACATTAAATATTTCTGCAGTATCGTCAATTGGTTTTACATCAATCGTTTTATCTTCGGTGTTCACTTCGAGAACTTCACAAACTTTGGCATACACTTCATCGCTTGACTTTGAAATCTTTTTAATTACACCTGCTATGTTTGGTTCGTTTTCCATTATGTAAGTGGTTGTCCTATTTCAATTTTTTGTCTATACCCGTTTATTCCGAAGTTTATTTCTACTTTTTTTATTAGAAAATCTCCCTTATTATTGTCTGAAGCTTCTATGTGAGCGATGTCGCATTTATTAACAAATGGCTCTCCAAATGTTTCAAAACTGCCTTTAAAACCAGTCGTTTTAAATCGCTTTAATTCACTTTCGGCAAACTTTCGTAACTCATCAACTCCTATATTATCGTGGTAAACAGTGTAAAGTTCGCCATCTTTGTCACCCGTTTCAATTTCAGTTCTTTTGTTTTTATCGTCAATAGAAATGGCTTTGACTTTAATTTTTACGTCCTCCGCAATTCGATAGACGAAGTCTTCGCTAATTAAGTTTTGACCATATATAAAACTTTCTTTTTTTCTGTTGTCAAAAGGATAACCAAGCCCTACATAAAGTTTTGATTGTCCGTTTATTGTTCTGAAATAAGCCCGTAATCCGTACTTACTTTTCATTTCGTTTAATTCCTCGGCAACGGTGTCTTTTAACATTCGGTACGAGCCTAAAGAAATATCGCCGTCAACTAATAAAAAATCAATTCCAGTTCCAGCAAGTAAGTCAGTGATTAGTTGTTTTAATGCAACTTTTTTGTAACCTTTCTTTTTTGTTTCGACTGTTTTAAGTAAAAACATTCCGTCTTCACACATTATTTTTACTGGTTTCTTCGCATCTACCGTTCTAATATATCCTACGAATCGGGTTTTTAAATTGCCATCGTAACCCAGTTTAACCGTTATTTTGTCCCCACGTTTTATGGGTAATTCAAAATGTTTCGCCCCTTGCCAATCCACTCTTTTGGGTAGTATCAGCTCGCAGGTATCGGTTAATGTTGCCATATCCTCAACAATAGTGCAATTGTTTAGTGCGTTAAACTTCCACGTTTGCGAACCCTTAATAATTATCTCACTTGTTAATCGCAACATCTTGATTTATTTTTATTTCGTAAGGCGTATCGCTTAACATTTGTATAGTAAATGCTTGTCTATTACTATGTGTTTCCTGTACCATTTCGTAACTTTTTACAACAACCGATGTAATTCCGAATAGTGTTAAAAAATCACTTTGCACATCTAACGCATCTTTTATTTTCAAAAAACGTATTAACTTTTCCAGTTGTTCCTTTGGGTATGCGTGGCTTGTTTGATAATCTGCTTCCCCTTTTTGATTGATGATATAACTACAAACTGCCGCCTCCATTGCAATGGTATAATCACCATCACTGATATACTCTTTTACAGTTCCGTCTCTACCCTCCATTGGAGTGGTTACTATGTTTTTTTCTTGATTTACGGTAATGATACATTCTGGAAAATCAATTTTATTTCCTTTATAATTAAATGCCAAACTTGTTAATGTAGACACACCTATATAGTTAGAACCTTTAAGTTCTATGTCTTCTTTTGTTACAAGAAGTGGCGTAAATTTTCCGTAGGAAAACGCTCCAGCTACTATTGCTTGACCAGCTAATGTAATAGCCGCTTGTGCTGGACTTGGGAAATTTATTTGCATTAGTTAGCTAGGTTTACATCATTTACTGCAGTCAATAAAACTTCGGTAATTGATTGTTTGATACTTTCTTTGCTCTCTCTAATAGTGCCACCAATATGAATGTGCATATTCTCAATCAGTTTACCAATGGTTATGTTTCGGGAACCCGAACCGCCACCAGTACCACTACTTTCTTTTTTATCTTTGGCACCAACGCCACCAATTGGTTTTGTGGCAGGAATTATTCCTGCACCACCTTTGGTAACATCAAATGCGTTTTTGTCTTTTTTGTTATCAGGTTCTTTTTTTTCTGCCTTTTGTTTTGGAGTTTCAATACCTATTTTTGCCTTTATATCGGTCATAATAGTTCCAAAACCTTTGCCATTACTATGAATAGAATTTACCGCCAAAACGGCTTCTTTTCCCGCAGATTGCTTCGCGTTCTTTACCTTTTTTTGACCATCAACAATAGCTTTTTTTCGTGCATCTGCATCAGAATTTATTTTAGCTATCATGGCATTATTTTCAGATTGGTCTCCCAAACCAACAGCATTTTTAAACTTATACCAACCTAATTGGATGGTACCAATTCCGTTCATAAAAGAATTTTTTACTTTTAGCCATAGTAACTCAAATGTTCCTACAAATCCTTCCCAGCCAAGTTTTGCCGCTTTAACTGTATGATTCCAAGCATTGCCCCAGCCATCAAACGCATAAACAACATAAGCAATTGTTGCTATTAATGCCACTATTCCTGCTATAATTAATCCTATTGGATTAGCCGTCATAGCAACATTCCAAGCCCATTGTGCACCCGTTGCAATCCCTGTTTGAATACTTAAAAGAGCCGCAGAAATTGCTCCTGCTTTTGTTGCTTTAGTTAAAAAAGATACAACACCAGCTCCCACTGATTGGGCAAAAGTCCATGCGTTAGTTACTCTTGTAGAAACTTTCTTTCTCGCTATAGTAATGTCTGTCCATAACAAATCAAGTTTTTTCTTACTGGTTAAAGTTCCTAAAACGCTACCAGCAATAGAAATAGCAGGTGCAAGGTTTGTCATATCTCTGGTAACATTTCCTATTGCTCCCATATAGCCCAATAGACCATTTGTTCCGTTAAATAAACTAATTTTAAAATCGTCAATTTTTTCTTGTAATCGTGCCGACTTTTCGGCAGGACTTTCCATAACAATTGCCGCCTGCTCATAAACAGAATTAGTGCCTTGAATGGCTTTTGTAAGTCGTTCTTGTTCCGAAATACCATCAACTAATGCTCGTGCGGCATTGCTGTTTTCTTCTCCAAAAAATTTAGTGACTAATGCACCGTCTTTCATGATAGCTTTTAACGGTTTCATTCTTTCGGCAAGTGTTAGCGATTTGTCGCCTAACCTGTTTATGTCTATTCCCGCTTTTTCAAGTTCTATTTTGGTATCTTTTGGTATAAATCGTCCTTGCCCCAATTTTGACATTATATTTCGCAACGCTATTCCGCCTTCACTTCCTTTTTTTCCTGCTTTATCCAATACTTGAATAGCCGCATTAGTTTCCGCAAAGCTCACACCCGCACTTTTTGCCGCCATACCTGAATTTTCAAGAGCTTCCTTTATTTGTGGTAATTCTGCCGACCCTTCTTTTGCAGCCGCTCCCATGATATTCATCATAGTTGCCATTTCTTTACTAGCTTTTATTGGATCAATTGTTGAAACTTGAAACTGATTCATTGCTGTGGTCAAAACCTCTGTGGCGGCTGTTGTATCTCCTCCCATAGTTTTTGAAAGATAGCTTACACTTTCGCCCATCGATTTTAATGCCGATGGTTGTTTAGCAATTTCGGGAGATAATTGAGATAAAATAAGTTTATAACTTTCAACGCCATTAGCGGCATCAACTCCAAATACTTTTGCACTATCACGAGCGTAGCCCTCAATTTCTTTTAACTTTTCGCCAGTAACCCCAGTAATCTCAGACAAATCTGCCATATTACTTGATAGTTTCAAACCTGGTTGAGAAACGCTATCTAATCCAGTTGTAACTCGGTCTATTTGGTCTAAAACATTGGTAAAACTGATTCTTTTTATAGATTCTCTAATACCATTAAATGAGTTGTTTATATTGTTACCCGCAATTTGTACCGATTGGGACACACCGTTAATCTGAGCATTTATACCCTGAATTGTAGCCGTAATTTTATTATCGCCAAGGGCATTAAATTGAATATTAAAATTAACAGTATTATCCATTTTATTTTTTTATTATCTTTGTACTGTTAAACAATAAATTATGCTCACTCAAATTTTAACCCTCGCTATTATTCTTTCAATTATTGGGTTGATTACAACCTTTACTCATTCTAATTCTATTGCGTTTTCCGATAGTAATTATTCTGAAAAAATTGAAAAATACAAAGCTCGAAAATTGCGTTTTGGCTTGTCTTTTTTCGCACTACTTGTTTTGAGTCTATTTCTAATTGATAAGGTTATTTAAACTATGGGCTTCTTAAAATGGGTTTTCAGCGGTGTATTTAAAATTGTTATATTTTTTACGGTTTTCGCATTGCTAACTATGATACACTTTTTACTACCCTACATCGTTATGATTATAATAATGTTGTACGGATTCTATGTTAATAGAAATAACTACTAATCCCCACCCCCAAACAAATTCTTAAACATTTCCGCTTGGTTTTTTAACCGCCATTCTTCTAGCCATATCGCTTTTGCATAATATTCGCCCCACTGGGTAACTTGTAATTCTTTAGGATTAATGCTAAAATTTGCCATTATTAAAGCATCGCCTTGCATTGTTCCCACATCGTCCCCGCCGTTTTGCAGACGGGCTACAAGTTTTTTACGCTAACCGAAAAGGAATTCATGTGTTGTGCCAAACCTTCCAACGCTTTAAGTTTTGCGAAATCTCTTTGATTTATCTCCTCATCAACTTTCACAACACAGTTTTCGTAAAGTGCTATCGTACCCTTTATTTCGCTGTTTTTACCAATGGCTCCAGTGGCTTCTAAAACCTCAAAAGTGGGTTCTTTGAAAATGGCGTTAAAAGTGTTTTCGCCTTGTTTAACATCTACAACAACTAAAAAGCCGTGTTTCTTTTTTAATGCTTCAATTTGTGGTTCAGTTAAACCACATACTAATTTTTCTGATGTTCCTACTGCTGATTCCATTTTGTTTTTTGTTTTAAGTATTTTGTTTGTTACTAATTCCCCCTCCAGGAGAGGAGGGGCTTTTAGCTTTGTTTTATGCGATATGCGAGATGAGTAATTCTAGTTCAATTTCTTTTGACATATCGCCTTCCTTCCAGTCGAAAGTGGTTTTCTTAAACTCACAATTTTTTAAAGTGTGTTTTACCATTCCACCCGTTTCTGGTTGGTATAAAACCACCACAGGAAAGGGCGCAATATTATGAAGCTTACCTCGTGGTGCTACTGCCTGCATTGCAAAAACAGTGGCAGACAACAAAGTGATTGACCCCGTTGTTTTTACCCTGCCATAGCCACGAGATACAGGATTTCTCCCCGCCCCATAGATGTTTTCTTTTTCTTGCTCCTCCTCATACTTTATAGCTCTAATGCCTACAATAGGCGTTGCTGATATGTTTACAACAATATCCGCCCAGCCGTATTCACGACCATTTATTAACGGAGTTATATCTACTAATGGCATAATTTATACTTGTTTTGCGAAACCAATGTTTACAACTATCTCACGCAATACGCCCACAGGAACAATTTTTAAGACCACTGTGATTTTTGAGGTAGCCAAAACATCTTGGCTTGGGTTTATAAATACTTTAAATCCTGAAACTTCGCCATCTCTTTCCATTTGTTCTAATGGAATAGAGGCAATGGCTTCTAGCGATGCAATAGAGTCGGCACTAATTTCTCCAGTATCGGGGTTTATATAAATAGGCCCCGAAATTTTAGGCAACAACTTGATGTAAACACCTCTTTGTGCTTTATCAATAGTTCGGTTATTTTCTAAGTAAACAAAATCGCTATCCAGTGCCGTACAAGTAAAACTATCATTAAAAAAAGTCCCTGTGTAGCCAATATGTTTAATTGGAAATAAGTAACCTTTATCGTGAATAGATTGCACCTGTGCGGGTGTTAAATCCCCTAATAATGTGCCATCAATAAATGACACTACATCTAACTCACGAGATACAACTACGTTACCAGTTAATGCTTTGGGATAGGTTCCTGTAACCAAGTTCTGTTTTTCAACCCAAGCAATACTCTCGTGAACTTTGGCTTTTGAAATGGCACCTAAACAAGCACCTATAATTCCAACTTTTTTACCAACTATTCCCGAAACGTAGTTACCACGGCCAGAACCATCTTGACCGATGCAAATACTCAATCTTTCACAATTAAAAGTGTGTAAGTTTGGTAAAGCAATAAGATTGGCAGGAGTGATACTGTGAATTGACCATACAGCATTTAATGGCATATTAGCAATTGCCAACTCGTTTAATACTGTAGCGATAGTAGTTGCCATCGTGCTTAAATTAGCAAACGTAGTTACCAAATCTACAATTCCGATTTGTCTTAATTTAGCATCAGCAAACTGCTGTAATTGCTTAATGGCAACAAATTGACCGTCGTTATCTAGGATAGAAACGATGTATAATTTAGATCCTGGATTCACTCTGAAATATTCAAAAACATGGTAATGCAATACAGGATGTGTAGCCTGTGTTATACCCAATGTTTCTAATTGTTCGGCTTCTATAAGCAAGGTTTTTGCAAGGTTAGGCTCTCCGTAAACTACCAAACCACTAAGGTGATCTTCGCCTGGTAGTCTTCGTGCCAAACCGCCGCCTTCTCTATTAAATAAAACTTTATTCATAGCTTATTTTTTAGCCTTTGGTTTAACCGCTTCAACTAGCTCTGTTTTTTGTTCCGTTTCTGTTGGATATAAAACTGGTTCAGTAGTAGCAACCGCTTCAACTAGCTCTGTTTTTTGTTCCGTTTCTGTTGGATATAAAACTGGTTCAGTAGTAGCAACCACTTCAACTAGCTCTGTTTTTTGTTCCGCTTCTGTTGGATGTAAAACTGGTTCAGTAGTAGCAACCGCTTCAACTAGCTCTGTTTTTTGTTCCGTTTCTGTTGGATGCAAAACTGGTTCATAGTCATATCTGTGATGCGGTTTAATGGTTTTGTCTTCTAATGTTTTAGCGTGATTTTTAGCATCTGCATCAGTAAAAAAACACTGACTATCGGTAGTCTCAAAGTAACAATCCAAATTTGGGTTTGCTTTAAATATTTCGTTTTTCATAACTTAAATAGGTTTATAAATTTTTAGAATTAATTTGATTGTCCAATAAAGAAGGAATCCTATAAATATCCTGCCCAACCAAATTTGTAATTGTTGCAAAAAAGTAAGTACATTAACTTCAATAGGTGGTGGCGTTTTTACTGTAGTAACAACCTCGTGAGTAGCTTTATAATGTGCCAATAGTTCTTGAGCTCGAGCTTCACAATCTACCTGAACTACGTTATTCAATAGGCGAATCTTTGGGCTTTTTAATATGCGCCCTGGTTCGCCCTGAATAACATTTTTTAAGACAATTTTTCCGCCTTGGCATTCAAGTAAGGCTTTTAAAGAACTGCTGTCTTTTTCTATTTTGAAAACAGTATCGTGTACCGTTTCTGTTATTGTTTTCGTGGTTTCATTCTGCACCACAATTGGCTTGCTACTTCCGCAACTAGCCAATGCGATGAGAACTAACAAACAAACAACTATATTTTTTATTGATTTCATAATCGTATAAATGCTTTAATAGTTTTTATATTTCTTTTTCTTCTGCAAACCTTGTAACCCTCACGACTTCCGTCATCGTTAGTATTCCCTTCGATAGTATAAATAGTTTTTTCAATTACTTTTTCAACTATTCCAGTATGCCCTAATCCTTTGCCAAAATCCATGATGAATACATCGCCAGCTTGTGGCAAGTGTGTACATAATAATGGTCTAGAATTGTATTGATCCATCACGCCACCTGTTTTCTTTAAAGGGTTTTTAAATCCTGTTTTAACAGCCGATTGATTTACGCACCAATACACAAATGCCATACACCATGAATATCCTTGACCAAGTCCTACACTTTTTAGGTATATTTCTACTTCGGGTCCTGCATTGCTTCCTTTTGGCATTTCTTCAACACCAATTTGAGAGATTGCGGTTTCAAGTGTTTTTTTAGCTAATTCACTCATTCAGCTTTACCGTTTAATTGTTTGTATTTTCTTATTTCATGATGGGTCAATGTTTCTACTTCTAGCATTAATTCCTTAATTCTTACATCCTGTTCTTGTATGGTTTTAATTGCTAAATCCAAACGTTTCATTGCATCATCAAGTAATGTTCTGTAAAAATCAGCTGCTTTAATTTCGGTTTCTATTTCAACAGTTTTAGCCTCAGCATTATTTTTACGCCTTGCAAAAAACCAAGTGATTAAGCCGACGAAAAAAACAGTTAGAATTTGGTATAAAAATTTCTCCATTTGATGGTTTAAAAAAAAGGCTACTACTTTTGCAGTAGCCTTTTGTTATGGTTCTAGTAAATTGCCGCTACACCTTTAGCTTCAAAAGGCACTGCAATAAAATAATGTCTATAATTCAATTGGTTAGATTGCGTTGTAGGACTCAATTTTGCATCAGCAAAATATTGTTTAGTCATACCCGTTTTCTTAGCAATTGCTCCCGTCCAGAATGCAACAGATGCTTGACGATCTCCTGCAGCTTTTACAGCTCCAAAAGCTTTTTTAACTCCAGCAGAAGTAAACGAGGGGTTACCAGCATATTGAAATAATTCAAATGAAGCAATAACTGGGGCAGGCATACCTGTATTGTAGTTTACCAACTTATCTCCAAAGTTTTTTCTATCAAGCAACAAATTGTTATAATGAGTTGTTGATAATACCAAACGTCTACCTTCAGCAGAAACTTCGTCTAAGTCTAATCTTTCCTTCAAAGCAACCAAATCTTCATAACGAAGTGTCGGTAAACCATTTACTACGTCTCCAGTACATACTATTACAGGGGTACTAGCCGTATCCGAAGTTGGAGCAATAGCGTGAATTGCTTTTTTGAATTTTTTAGCATTGATTGCTCTAACGTGTCCATTAGTAGCAGGATCAATTACATTATAAGAAGCTCCGATAATCTTATCGTCAGAAAGCGTTGTAACTTCTGTTACATACTTATCTAGTGTAACAACAACCTCGTCATCTGTGTATGCTTGTAAAGCAATTGGATAAGCTGTGTTATTCACTAATACATTTGGATTGAAGTTGGTTCTAGGGATATGAATCACATTCATTTCCGAAGCTTCACCCGAGCCCATTTCGGCAACAGTAGTATCCAATTCAGGAATACCATCTAACCAAGGAGCCACATTTTGTGTACTCAAATTTTGGATAACTCTATTTAACCAAACGTCTGCAAAATTTGCTGGCATAGTTTTTTATTTATTGATTAAGAAAATAGTTTTTTGTACTCTTCTGGACTGTCATTTTTGAATGACAATTGCGCCTCAATTGAAAGTTTTTGAAACTCTTCCATTGTAGCAACTTGTATTGCTCCGTTTCCGTTAGGAACTACAACTCCAGCGCTAAAATTTGCTTTTGCAGGAATAGAACCAATTACGGTATCTAATGCAGTTTCAGAAGCCAATCCCAAAGTGATCATTTCTTCTTTTTTGTCGGCTCCAAACTTTCCTTGAGTAATTCCCAGTTCTACTTTGGTTGTGATTCTTGTTTTTGCAGCTGCTTCTTGAGCATCTTTAGCGGTTTTTGCTGCCAATTTTAAAGTTTCGTTTTCAGAAGTTAAGGCTACAACACTTTGTGAAAGGCCTAAAACTTTTGCTTCAACATCTGACGAATCATGTCCGTCTGTAGGGTTGTCTTTAAAACCCAAAGCCATTAATGTGGCCATGCTTAAAATGATTTTTTTCATTTGATTAAGATTAATTTTTTCTTCTGTTGGTGTGATTGAAAGGCAAAGTGTTTTAATCTCCTCTTCTTTCATTAATTCGCCATTTTCGGCATACAATCGAACTGCATTTGCGTTAGAAGGGATTGCAACTATTGATACTTCATATAATTCACAAGCAATAAGCGTTAGTACTCCGTCAATCATTTGTAAATCTTCACGATTAAAAGCGATACCCATAGATGCCGCTTTTATAAAGCCACGTTCTACTTTTCCTTGTATCTTTTTTGAGTCTTCGTCTTCAGTATCAAAAACTGGTTTTCCCATTAGCAAGCCAGTCGTTTTTTCGACTTCAACCCATTTTCCAATAACCGCCCAAGTCGAGTTATAATGTTGGTCTAACATTACAGGATTCGTGTTGAAACGAGTTAATGAAATACCATCGGTTAAAATGCAAAAGCCATAAGAGTTCTTAATAGCCTCGTCATTGAAAATAAATGGATTAATTGGTTTTGGCATTTGCTAATTTTTAAAATTAAGTTAGGCAGTTCTTGCCTTTTGTGATGACAAAGATTAGCCAAACACAACTATCAAAAAAATAAACGTTCGGTTTGCGAACACCTATGTAGCAAGACTTAACATAGTTGTAAAGCAAGTAAACAGGTGTTTTTTTAAAAGGTTCTAATCGTTCAACTTTGCTAGTAAATAGTATAAAATGGCAGTTAGAAAAGAGACCGAAAAAGAGTATGCAAAATTACTTTTCATTAAACACAACATTGACCAAAAGGAGATAGCCATTAAAGTAAAGGTTACCGAGAAAACAATTGGAAAGTGGATTACAGAGGGAAAATGGCGAGAACAAAAAAACTCATTTCTTTCTACAAGGAATACCATAATTGACAAACTGACTAATCAAATCAGACTGTTAAATGAAAAATTCGACAGCAGAGATGATAAACTTGCAACACTACAAGAGGGTAGATTACTTGTAGATTATGCCCGATCAATTAAGAGTTTAGAAACAGAAATAGGTGTAGGCGAAATTATTACAACAAGCATGGAACTTGTTTCTTTTATTCGAACTATTGATTTTGAATTTTCACAAAAATTAACCGATTACGCCGACTTGTACATTAATTCAAAAATCAAGTAATGGCTAAACAAACCGATAAAAATTACTTAAAGGCATGGCAGGAATTTCGGGACAATACTCGAAAAGCAACACCTGTTGACTTAACTGAAAGTGCGGTCGATAAAGCAAAAAGAATTAAACATCTGGAATCGCACCCCGAAGAATGGTTTAAATATTACTTTCCAAACTTTTATACTTCAGAACCTGCACCGTTTCACATCAAAGCAACAAAGCGTGTTTTAAGCAATATGGAATGGTTTGAGGTTCGTTCCTGGGCTAGAGAATTATCGAAGTCTGGTAGAACGATGATGGAAGTACTTTACTTAGCAATGACGGGTAAAAAGAAAAACATCATAATGGCATCATCAACTTTTGATAATGCTTGCCGTTTGCTTTTGCCTTATAAATCAATACTTGAAGCGAATAATAGAATTATAAACGATTATGGTGAACAGCAAAGTATAGGTAATTGGGAAGCTGGCGAATTTGTTACTCGAAAAGGAGTTTCATTTCGTGCTATTGGGAAAGGTCAAACACCTCGTGGAACTCGTAAAGATGAAGTTCGTCCAGACGTTCTACTAATTGATGATTTTGATACTGATGAAGAATGTAGAAATATTGAAAGAATTAAAGCTAGTTTAAAATGGATTGAAGAGGCATTAATACCAACACGTTCTATCTCGGGTCATTTATTAATTATGGTTTGCGGAAACATCATAGCAAAATTTTGTTGTGTAACGGAATTAGCAAAAAAAGCAGATTATCATGACATCGTAAACATTCGAGATAAAGAAGGTAAAAGCACATGGCCAAACAAAAACACCGAAGCTTCAATTGATAGGGTTTTAAATACAATTTCATTCAATTCAGCACAAAAAGAATATTTCAATAATCCAATATCTGAAGGCGATATTTTCAAGGAGTTGACTTATGGTAAATGTCCGCCACTTTCATATTGTGAAGACGTGGTTGTTTATGCCGACCCCTCAACATCAAACAAAGACAAAGGAAACGCATCGACCAAAGCGATTGCCATTATAGGATACAGACAGCAAAAATACTATGTCTATAAAATGTGGGTAGATACTATGAGTAATTCCAAATTTGTAGATTGCTTGTATGAAGCTTACAAATATTTGACAATAAATAGAGTCGATACTAAGCGCATATATATTGAAAATAATTCACTTCAAGATCCATTTTACGAACAGGTCCTTTTACCGTTGATTTACCAACGTTCGAGAGAAAACGGCTTTACAATTCCAATTACTCCCGATAGCAGACGCAAGCCTGACAAGTTTTTTAGAATAGAAGGAACCTTAGAACCGCACAATCGCTTAGGACGCTTAATTTTTAATGTAGACCAAAAAGAAGAACCAAATATGGTAAGAACTCACGACCAGATGCTAGCCGTTTCTCCAACTACCAAAATAATGGACGCACCCGATGCTATTGAAGGTGCGTGTTGGCTCATTCAAAACAGAGTAGTTAAAAAAAATAGCACCTACGTTGTAGGACAAAGAAGCTCACGTAAATATTAAATTATGTTTTTAGAAAAAGAAGATTTAGGAAGTGTAATTTATGCTTACCAAGTAGAAGAAATTACCGAAGGTAACGATGATTTAGTATCACAAGCATTAGGTGCTGCAATAGAAGAAGCAAAAAGCTATCTGACTGCAAATGTGAATAGTTTAAAAACTTTCGACGGACGCATTGTTTATAATGTTGAAGTGATATTTAGCCAAACAGGACTAGATAGAAATTCATTGATATTACAGCATTGTTTGACTTTGGCCAAGTTTCATATCGCTGTTTTGTGTAATGCAGATTTTATTTACGAGCAGGCCAAAGAGCGATACGATAGGGCGATTGATTGGTTTACAAAATTAGCAAAAGGTACGGTGGTTTTAACCTCACTACCTAGAATAAATATTGAAGAAACCGAAGACAGAAAGCCGTTTAGTTCAGGTTCAAGAACAAAATTTAATCACGATTATTAAGATGGGGAAATTTCAAGACATTATAAATATTGCTTTTGGCACAACAACTTTAGCAGCAGGAACAGGAACTATTACACAAACAAAAAAAGCAAATAGTTATGTTCCTACTATTGCACCTAAAACCATTTCGCAAACCCGTCAAGACATTAAGAATTATACTGACGCTAAGAATATGTTTTTAAATGCAGACAATCCAAAGCGTTATCCTTGGTACAACCTATTGGATACCATTATAGTCGATTTGCATTTGCAAAGTCAAATTAATAACCGAATGCTAAAAACACTTTCACAACCTTTTTTAATAAAAGATTTGAAAGGAAATTTAGACCAAGACTTAACCAGTTTATTGCAAAATGAAAAATTCATTTATCAAGTCAATAAAGCCATTTTACAAACTGTTTATTACGGACATTCACTTGGTGAGTTCGATTATGTAAATGGTCGCTTGGTTTTTAATTTAATACCTAGGCAAAATGTTGACCCTGTAAACGGCTATATTTTTAAAGATTATACCGATGATAAAAAAATAGAATATCGCTTGCAAAAAGAATACGGTTCTTGGCTCATTGAATTTGGAAACAATAAAGATTTTGGGTTACTCGACGGATGTGTGCCTCACGTTTTATTCAAACGATTTGCACAAAGTTGTTATTCTGAACTATGCGAAATATATGGCATTCCGCCTCGAGTGTTAAAAACAAACACGCAAGACAGGACTATGGTAGCTCGTGGTGAAAAAATGTTGAAAGACATGGGGTCTGCAGCGTGGTTTATTATTGACGAAAATGAAACCTTCGAGTTTGCACAAGGTGTTTCTACCAATGGTGATGTATATAAAAACCTAATGCAATTTTGTAATAATGAATTATCAATGGGAATCTCTGGAGCTGTTGTAGGTCAAGACACCAAGAACGGTTCTAATGGTAAAGAAAAAACCTCTATTGGAATCTTGCAAGATTTAATTGATAGTGATTTGTCGCTTATTGAGCAAACTTGGAATACAACTATTATTCCAGCGCTTAAAGTTTTAGGTGTTGTTACAAAAGATGCTGTTTACACTTATCCGCCCGCTGAAGATTTAGATAAACTTTGGAAAATGACAACCGAAGCCGACAAATTCAAAAATATTGAAGTAGATCCCGTTTGGATAAAAGACACGTTTGGTATTGAAGTAAAAGAAGTAAAACCGCAATCTGCGTCAGGAACAAAATTAAACATAGAAGACTACGAGCGTTTTTTCGTTTAAGCCCTGAATATTTTGGGGCGTTTCACTCACGCATAACGAGTTTGTACAATTGTGGTTGCGATGATTGCAAAGGTAAAGCTACACTATTAAATTTATCAATTAGTGATGATTTTAAGCAACTTTTAAACGCTGGTAAAAGCGCCTTTAAACGTTTGCATGAAATAGGCAATTACAAGCCACAGGATTTGAAAACTGAAAAAGTTTATCAAGATTTGATTCATCAAACCTATGATGTGTTCAACTTTGCAATTACCGATAACGATATGCCAAACGAAATGCGAACCGCTTTACAAAGCGATGCTTTCCTTTTTGGCGGCTTAAAAACCCATGCGCAATTATTTGAAGCTTCAAAATTATTGTTAGATGAGAATGGGAATTTAAAACCATTTAACCAATTATCTAATGAATTTGACAAACTGAATCTAACATACAATAAAAATTATTTAGAAGCAGAATACGAGTTTGCGGTTGGTTCGTCGCAAATGGCTTCAAAATGGGCTGAATTTAGTGATAATGATAGATACTATTTGCAATATCGTACCGCAGGCGACAATAGAGTACGACAAGACCATGAAAAACTTAACGAAACCACACTTCCTAAAAGCGATCCTTTTTGGGGTTCATACACACCACCAAACGGTTGGAACTGTCGATGTACTATTATAGAGGTTCTCAAAGATAAATATCCTTTGAGTGATTCTGAAAAAAGCATTAAAGCAGGCGAAGCTGCAACCACACAAATTGGCAAAGACGGTAAGAACCGATTAGAGATATTTAGGTTTAATCCTGGTGCGCAAAAAGTGGTTTTTCCTCCAGCGCATCCTTATACAAAAGTGTTGGGAGCTAAAGTGGTAGAAAGTCAAATATCCAAAATAATTAAAACTTCTAAAAGAGTTGAAAACATCCAAGAAGTTCTAAAAAAACCAATTAAGGAGCAATACAAAACTATTTTAAATCATACTTCAGGAGCTCGGGTTGACATACATCTATTAGTTAATACTAATGCCGAAGATTATAAAGATGTTTTAAACGCTGCAAAAGCATTTGCACGAACAGGTAAAACGGCTAAACTTTTGCCTGAAATAAACATCAAAGACAAAGAAGCAAGGGATATTATTTTTAAAGGACTAAAGTCAAAAAGTAGCAATCCTGACTTATTAATTGGTAATGAATATGTAGATGTTAAAAGACCCAGTGCTATTAAAAATATTACTGGTAACGCCAATAGCGCATCAAAACAAGGTGCAACAGCTTTAATCTCGGATATTAGATTGGATAAAAATTTGAGTAATGAAATCTTGAATGAAAGAGCAAAGGATATTTTTAAAAACAAAAACTATACAAGTGACAAACTTTACTTTTATAGAGATGGTAAGATTGTTATTAAAAATCGAACAGGCGATAAATAATTGCTTATTTATCGCCTGAGCTTTGCCCGACTCGCAAGCCTGACTATGCAAATATACAAAAAATATTAAAATGAAAGACTTTATAAAAAATATTCTATCGGATTTGCGTGTTGACTTAACCGATGAATTCGACAAAAACTTTGAACGAAAATCGTTTTTTGGTAAAACGTGGGAAAATACTGCCATACCTAATAAGCGTGGTAGTGTAATGATGCGTACTGGTAAGTTACGCCGATCTATACAATGCAAACAAACCAAAAACCAAATAACTTGGAGCAGTAGTTTACCGTATGCTAGCTTGCAAAATCAAGGTGGCGAAATTATTGTAACCGAAAAAATGAAACGTTTTTTTTGGGCAATGTATTTTGAATCTTCTGGGGCGATTAGTAAATCTATTGAACAAAAAGACGGTAGTCGAGTTCTTTTTGTTTCTTCAGATAGCAAAAGCAGAATGAATAAACAGGCGGCTTCGAAAAGCAAACGAAACATTAGAAGGAATGCAGAAGCTTTAATGTGGAAAAATTTAGCCTTACAAAAAGTAGGTGCCAAGATGAAAATAAAGCAAAGGCAATTTATAGGCGATCACCCACAAGTTAGGCAACGCATCGAACACGTTGTTAATAAAAATATGGAAGAAATTGGAAAAACAATTTTTAATAAATTTAAACAATAGCAACGGCAAAAATCAATTTCAAAAATCAATTAAAAAACAGAAAATGAGTAAAATAGTTTTACAAAGCATTCAAAATTTATTAAGTACTATTCCAGAGCTGAAATATGTAGATGAAGATTGGGGGCAACTTGACGATTATTCGCCAAATCCTCCCACGAAATTCCCTTTAGCTTTGATAGATTTGGGAAACTTGCAATATAGCAACATTGGTAAAGACAGAACTGCAATGCCTCAAAATCGCCAAATGGCAACAGGTGCAATTGTTATAAGTATTGCCAACTTAAGACTAACAAACACCAGTGCTAGAGCACCACAAACGCAAAAGGACCAAGCGTGGAGTATTTGGGACATTGTACAAAACGTACACGAAAAGTTACATGGTATTGCGGTGGGTGGTTCTGCTGGTGCTATGATGCGAACAGCCATGCGAAAAGTAAAGCGTGATGATGGAATACAAGAGTATGAAGTTACCTACGCTATTGGAATGACTAATGTTTAACTAAATAATTTAGTTTGAGAATTTATAACGTCTTCAATATTTTTCAATTCAGAGGTAATTGGCGTAAACAAAACTTGATATAAAGTAGTACGAGAGATAGGATAAACAGGGAAAATATATTGTTTGTGTATTTGAGTAAGTGGTGTATGTGGATGTTCCGAAATAGTTTTTTGGTACAGTTCCTTAATAAGCTTGTATCGTAACAGCTTATTTCTTTGTATTCCAAGGCTTCTGTTTAAGGATATAGACATATAGGCAAAAATATAAAACTTTTTTGGTATAAAAAAACCCACTTTTTTGAAGTGGGTTTTGAGTTTAAAATTATTTATCATCCTGCAATTGCGAATATAACTTGCGCTAGTCGCCATAAAAAAACGGCGGCTAGCTGACAGTTGTGCGAGATGCTACCAAAACTCATAAGAAAAGAAGCCTAAATACTTACAATGCGAGCCTTCTGTATTCTTGTGATATGATTGAAGCCATATTATTGCAGTTGTGCCACAAGGTCGCCAAGTACTTACATATTTTGGAAACCAAGCGTATTTAATTGTTTTGCTCATCTTTTTGTTTTTTTAATAATTCCGTTTGCTCTTTGAAAAAAGCTAGACATTTTTCAATTCCAATCTTTTGACTAGCAGTTATGTCTGAATATTTAGCTTTTTTAGGTTTCTTGTTTTTGTGGATTGTAAAATAATTTAAGTGTGTCATAATTAATTTGTTAGTAAATAAAAGCACCATCGCACAACAGCATTTTTGCGCTAGTGGCTAGGCTTGGTTTGTGTCCGAAATCTCTCGGATAGAGGTAATGTTTTGTTATTGTTTTCAATGTCTAGGCTTACTCCAGCCACCAGACGCAAAGATGCAGGACGTTGTGCGAGATGCTAGTTGAAGTCGATAACCTCAAAATCGGAAAAATCTATACCAAATGGTAAATAACTTTCAACACTACATTTTTCTAAAGTAGGTTTTGTTAATTTTAAAGTAGTTCCATTGTTCATAATAACTGCTATTTCTTTGGCGTTTGGCAGATTCTTTTCCCACCATTCACAACATAGCCTAACGTGTTTAGAAATTGGGTCAACCATTTTTTCTAATTCTTTTCTTTTATTTCTGAAATCTTCTCTTAATTTCATTTCGTCAAGAATCATTTTTTCTAATTCTTTTGAATTTTCTTTTGTCATTTTTTAAAATTTAATTGATATATTTTGTTGATTTAATGAATTATAGCTTTTTTTGAAGCGTTAGCTTGTGCAACATTGTTTTCATTAAGATGTTTTACTAATCTTTTGTGAATTTTAGCAATCATTTTATCAGATTCTAAATCTGAAATTATTTCGTGAAATTTTAAATTCATAACCGAAAAAGCGATTTCTTGAATAAGTTTTACTTCCTCTTTATCAAATTTTAAGCCTTTATTTTTTAATTGTTTTTTCACCGTATCTGTGAACGGTGAATAAATAATTTGTGTGTCCATAAACTAGAAGTTGGTTAATTTTTTGTTAGTATTCTGCAGTCTATTTTAAACGAATTCGTCGTTATATCTTTTTTGGTTTATCCAGGTTACCATTAATGCTTTGTTTTGCTTTGTTTTCAAAAGAAATTCATCATATAACGGTAGGTTTGCAAAGCATTTTATTTTATCTACTAAAGATAATTTTTCATAAGCCTTTTCGCAAAGCTCTTTTTTTTGCTTGAGGTTGTATTTTTTCCAAAAGGTCTCGAAACTATAATCATCTAACTTGAGTTCTATTGTCAATATGCCTTTTAGTTTTGCCCAATCTTCAATCCTACTTATAATGCCAGGGAATTGATTTTTATCTAACAAACTAAGGATTCTATTGCCTTTTAAATTTGTAAAATTGTAAATAATACCATCCTCTTTTCGGTATTGAAAAATCCATTCGTCCTTGGTTTCTTTAAAGGTTACTTTATAGGTTGCTAGTTCCATTTTATACTATTTTAGTAAATACTTAACTGGTTTTGTGTGTACGAAATTCTTTGAAATTTCGAGGGCTTCTTTTTTTAGTCGTGCCTCATAGTCGTAGATGCTTTCTGTTTTTTCGAGGGCTTTTTTTCGTTTTTGGTTGATGTACATACTAAGTTAGTTCTTTGTTTATTTTGCCTAAAATTTCTCGTGTTACTCGCCTATTTTCCCCTACCTCATAATCTATAAAGGTTAATATAAATTGATGTAAGGCGTAGGCTTCATAATATTTTAAAGGCAGTTTAAATGGTTTTGAAATGCCTTTTTTACCTATTGTTTTTTTGAGTATTTTAGTCGCAATTTCAGTAATTAAGTAAAACAGGCTTTTTACTTCTTTTTCTTGGTTGACAATCTGAACTGGCAAATTATTAGCTATAAATTGATTCAGAAAAAGCAACTGATCATAGGTTGTTTTTATTTCTACTTTCATCTATTAAATTTAAAAATTATCGGTATTCTCGTAAGGAGTCTTCTATGATGATATGCAATAGATAGTCTGAACATTCTGGATTTTCAAACAATGTTTTGTTGATAATATCCCTACACATGGCTATTTCATTAAAAGTAAAATCTCCGTTAAGTGGTATCATCCAAGATTTGTGCTGCCCTGTATTTTGGCTATGTTTTACCCAAATTTTGCATTTTTCTGGATACAATGACGACCATTCCATTAGCTGATAATGCGTGTTTGATGCGACCCTTACAGTTCCTTCTCTTAATTCTGTTTCTGGAAAGGTTTTAATAAAATTTTCAATAGTTACTTTCATTGTGTTATTATTTTGGCTATTTTTTTCATCTGCAGTCAGTTTCTGTTTTTAATTTTTTACCACAATCCAGACAGGTTATTGTGGTCGTTTCGCAGGTTACTACTACATGCGCTACAGCAGTAAAGGTGTTTTTGTGGCGGCAGTCGTCTTGTTCTGTTTTTCTTTTAATTAGATAATACATCCTAATTAACACTGCAATTGGGCTAATAATTAAGAGGGCTGATATTACAATATGTACCATATTAAATTGAATTTTTCCAAAGAGCCACACCCTCGAGCGCTGTTATTATTTTTGAAACTTCTCTAGGGGTCATTTTTTTGAGTGGCTTTTTTACTGGGCATCGGTTAGATTGTAGGAATTTAGAAAACCAACCTTCCATATCGGCCACCTCGCCCCACTTATTGCTTTTTACTACAATATCGGCGTTACGGAGTAATACAGTTATGTAGCGGTGCTGGCTGTTTTGGTTGTCGAAATAGCCCCAATTTTCTTTGGCTTCACTTAGCAGTGTAGAGCCTGTTTGTGCCAGCATAATTTTAACCGCTTGGTCGTGAGTAATAGATTTTAGACTGGTGCGGTTAACGTCGCCTGTAACCCATTGTACCCATTCGTTTTTTATTTCGACTTGGTAAGAGCAGTTTTGCATGATGCGCTTAATTTGGAACGCTGTGATTGGTTTTTCGAGTGTTGCTGTCATAGTTGCTTTGACTTGTTATAATCCTCTTTTACTAATCCATTCACTTAACTTGTCCCTTAATAATATAGCTTCTGAAAGCCATAAATCGATATATGCATCTTGACTATCCTGCTCAATAGATAATTGAATAGTATTTGCTGGTCCGTTAGTGAATGTTAATTTTGGAGCAACTAATGCTAAAACTTTTGGTTCGTCGTTCCATTCTGTATCAATAATTTTAGTGTAATCCATTTTTGTTTGTTTTAAAATTTGTTCCCGAGGCAGGACTCGAACCTGCAACCTTGTCCTGTGTTAAAAAGTATCCTGAGAAAAGATTTAACGATAACACATTCTTCCAAAGCTCTTCCTATGAGCTTACTCGGGAGACCAACTAACCTAACTAAAATCTTAATCTGTGCTTAAAGCAGAATATTAAGTGGTTGATATATTCTTTCATTACAGACTTGAAAAGTTTAGAATAATGTTTTCCCATTTGCCATCTAGAGTTTTGTGCTTGAACTCATAGCCAAATCCTTTGAAGTGGTTAGAAAATGATTCTTTAATTAATCGAAGTCCTTCCTTCCAGCGTTCGTCATCAAATTTGTCTTCGTGACTGTATAGGTTCATCACGCTTGAATAATCGAGGTCGCCTTTTGAGTTTTTTTCTAAAAAGCCTATTAATATCTCGTAGAGTTTAATGTCTCTTTTTTTGATGGTATCACTTAAAAAGTCTTTGATAAGTTCTACGGCTTTAACCGACCGTTCGTCCCAACTTGGCTCTGTGTCTCTACGGCGTGTAATTCGCATGGTATCATCGGAATTAGTAACCGTGAATCCGCCTTTCGAGTTGCCACGTATCTTGCCATATTCTGATAGCTTTACGGCTTGATTTTCCATTTCGATATGACAATATTGTTTGAACTCTCCAAGCTCTTTAAACAATACATTAGCAGTTGTAAAAATGTTTTCGACAACTTCGTCTCGTTTTCTTTCGTAGGCTTCCTTTTCGTTAGCTAGTTTTTTTGTTTCGGAAGCTTTGCGTTTTTTTAGTACGGCTTCTAATTCTTTAGTTGACAATTTTGATAAATCGATTGCGTTTTCTTTTGTTTCTGCACTCATTTTTTTAAATTTAATTTGTTACTGTTTCCGGTTCTTTTACTTCAATATCATTGGCATCAAATATTTCAGATTGTATGTTGTATTGAAATTTAGTTTGTAATTCGATAATATATTTATCTATTATTGGTATTGAATTGCCTATGATTATTGTTCTTTCTTTTACTCTCAAATCACATAGGCCTTTTACTTTTTGATGCAACTTGTACCTTCGGTTGTTAAAAGGTGTTACCTTTTTTCTGGGCTTCAAAATTCTTTTAACTTTTGGTATCGGTGGTATATAAAATAAAATACTCATTGTGTGTGTGTGTTTAATATTCTGGCACAAAGGGCTTGGGTTTCCAGTTCTCCTGTCTTATAAGTGCTAGGCACTTGTATATTTTAGTTTCAATTGCGAGCGATTGGTTGTAATTATCAACTTCCGGATCTCCCATTTGCTTATACAAATGGGCGCGCTCCTGGTTAATCATGATTCGTTCGCCTACGGTAAATTTCCCTTTCTTTTCGGAATCATACCGAAGTACTGTTTCTAGAATTTCTGATCTCGTTTCTAGAATTTCTAATCTTCTATTACTCATTTTTGTGTAGTTTTTGTTCGCTAATATCGAAAGTGTCTCGCTCGAAAGTGCGTGGTGATTCTTGTTCTTGTAGTTCTTGTTTTAGTTTTCGCAAATCAGTTTCTATGGCGGCACGTTCGGGGTTGTTTGGGTTGTGTATTAGCGATTATTCTAACTGGTTTATCTTGGTTCTAATTTTTTGTAATATCATGGTATATGTTGGTTTTTTTAGCTTGGTCTATTAGCGGTTTACAAAATCTATTATTCATATCAAAAATGCACTTGTCGTATAATTTTTGCGCTTCTTTTGGTGTGATGCCTATTTCGGTGTGGTAAAACGAAATGAGTTCTAAAAATTTAGCCTCGCATTTTGCATATTCCATATTATAATATTTACTGATACTACTATTGGCTACTACTTTTTGCAAATCGTTGCCGTAGTTTGTAGCAAAAGCCATACACCAGTGTAAGTAGGTTTTAAAAAAGGCTGTTTCGTAATCTTCGGGCGTTTTCTTTAAAAATTTTAAAATCTTGCTCATGGTTTTACTTTTTAGTTGTTGTTTAACTTCCGTTTGCTTTGTCGTAACCAGATTGCCATATAATAAATCTTCCTCCGTTAGGACCTATTGTCCTACCTTTACACAAGGCTAAATATCCATTGACAAATATTTTCATTTTAGCATCATACATGATACTGTCTTCTAGTGCGTGTTTTGGGTTCTTACCGTTAGCGTGTCCTGTGATAATTATAATTTTATCTTTAAACATTCGCTTAAATTGCTTGTATTGGTCAAAACTTTCAAAGAAATAAGTGGCACTATCTATAACTACCACTTTTGCACTATTTTTCCTTTTTAGATAACTGACTAAATCATTATAGTCATAAGTTCTAGCGAGAAAATTACCTTCAACATCATTCATTTCTAACAAATTGACTCGGTCTATAAAATCGGTATCGTCCGTTTCCTCCTCCAACAGATTCAGGAATACTTTAAATCCTAATTCTGCTAAAACCTTACAAAGCATCAGAATAAATGTACTTTTACCACTTCCAGAACCACCCCATATAAACCAAACTCCTTTGTCTTGTGGTTCTTTGAATGCATCAAACCATATTCCTGTAAAGTGTATTCTTTTTACTACTTGATTTATGATGTTTGCTACCGTTAAAGCTTTTGGTAATACTTTTGGTTTCTCTTTTTTAGTGGCACTCATTAGGCAAACATGTTGTTCGGAATGTTTAGCACTTTACGTACAAACTGTTCGGTTAGGGGTTCGCCCGTTCTGTCTGCTTCACGCATTGCAGGAACTAATACATCATGTAATTCGCCATAGTTCTCACAATTTCTTTGTAGAAATGTTTTTAATGGTTTGTCTTCAATGGTGTTTAAAAACCCTTTAAACGTTTTGTCGATGGTAGGCAAAACCCGAATTCCAAATTTGATACGGCGATAAAATTGTCTCATTCCTGCTTTCTTACGTTTACGAAGTTTGTCTAGGTTATCTATTAATTCATCAGTTCCAATTAAGACTATCGAGCAATGTCCTGATAGGTCATCGTAAAACTCTTTCATCATTCCCAGTGTTGGTTGCCTCATGTATTCGCACTCATCAAAAATTAACTGTGGTTTCTGTCCGTCAAACTTTTGCTTTTGCATGAACTTTACAATACCATTTATGTTTTTAGATTTTGTTTTGGCGTGTGGTATTTTCGCTTTTTCTAAAATCTTATCTATTAAATCCGAAAGGTTATCGGAGCTTCCAACTTTTATAATAAATGAATCGTGTGGATTACTTTTAGCAAACAAACTTGATGTATATGTTTTTCCGCAACCCGTTTCTCCTATAACTACATTTGTTAAACCGTGTTCTTTAGAATCTTCCAAGATGGCTAGCATTGCACTCATTTGATTTGTTGCCACTGGATTCCAGTAACTTTTTGTTAGTTGTAGTCCAATAAATTGAGCTACTTTATCAAACCATCTTGGTGCAATTTCAGTTTCTCCTATCATATAAGTACCGTTTCTCATATTGGATATATAAGCTTCGTTTATGCCCGATTTTGCAACGAAAACAGAAGCCGACATTTTATATTTTACTAAATAAGATTCTAATTCCTGTACAATTTGTTGTTTGGTTGTTGGTGTCATATTTGCAAGTATTTGTTTATGTCTATTTTTTGGTTTATATATTCGTCTTGTTCATCTTGCCAAGTCTTTTCGGCTTTCTTTTTGATGGCGGTTTCTTGTTTTATTAAAACCTTTTCGCCATTGTGTTCTAATCGTTGCCTACTTTTCTGGTCTTTATGCTGACCTCTCGAATCGACTAATAAATGTTTTGCCAGCGTATCGCTTAGTAATGGGTTTTGGAATAAATTCTCTATGAGAGAAGCATTTTCTTTTCGCTCTTCGGTGATGTACTCGATGGCTTTCACATTAAAGTCATCTATTCGTTTCAGCTCTATTGCATCGTTTTCTTTACGGTCATCTAATGCCATGGCTTGTATGTATTTTCTCTCTAGCATAAAACGATGCTTAGAATCTGGGCTTACTGCTAAAACTTGGTTTATGTTTTGAGCATCATATATGATTTTCCAGTCTTGGTGTAATTGTTTTCTGAAATTCAAATCGAAACAATCATAAGTTAACTTCATACCTTCAATAGTCACATGCAGTCCAGAACCTTCTAATTTGTTTGTGTTGCCTGTGTCTTTCCCGAGTGCTAATAAGTAATTCTCTTGAGACATAGGAAGCTTTAAATCTTCTGGAACATTTTGCCAATTTTCGAAATACTCTTTTCCTTTTTTAGAACGCTCAGCACTTATTATACTTTCTAGTTGCGCACGACAACCTTGTTCGTCTGGAAAGAATTTTTTTAACTTGTTTAGCATTTCATCATTAGGCTGATTTTTAGACCCACTATTTACATTGTAACCAGACCAGTTGTCCATTAATCGGCAATAGGTTTTGTTTATGTGGTTGAAATAAGGCTCAATAATTTTCGCTTTTGCATTTTTAACCTTTGCAGGGGTGTAATATTTTGTACACGCTTCATAAACTGGTGTTAGTGTTTTGCTTTGGTAATTATCACTTTGTAACTGGCGCGGATTAAATCTTTGTCCGAATAATTCGGCAGTATGGTTAATCGCATTACGCATGGCTTCTTTTATCAGTTCTGGCGATTCGTGAGAACCAATAGCATAACCAATAGGATATTTATTGTAAGCATCTAACACAACAACCATAGTTAACCTGTTGTGATATGTTGTAGTTGTATAACCTTTTTTGTCTACAGTTGTTTTTTGGTACATTAATTCAGCGTCCCAACCGTCTAGCGTCCAGTACAACATTGGTATTGTTGGTTTGGTACGTTTGTGCTGCATTAGTATTTTATTAGATAATGCCGAAACTCCATTTCTACCTGCATAAGTAATAAGATTGCTTTCTTTTTTACGATTACTAACCGTTTGTGCTGTTATCGTTGGCCAGCCCATTCTAGTAGCTACCATTTCGTAAATATTAGCAATGAGTACATTATCGAGATTGGTGTGTTTTGCAATCAACTCATCTAGCAATGCCATTTGTTCTTTTTCTTTTACTTTAAGCGCGTTTTGCATTCCGAATTTGTCGGATATAATTGCCATATAACCTTCTTTAGCATACTGAGTAACTTTTCTACGCAAACCATCTTTTGATGGTGGTAAGTTGTGTTCTACTTCACGAAAAGCATTTACATCGTTAGATAAACTTTGCCAAATATCTACTGTTGTTATTCCGAGTGCTTTTATATAGGCTTTTCGGTTTGTTTTCATTGTTAAAACAGTATTCATTACCGATGCGTTAAATGTGTATGTATCTACATATTTTAAATCTAATTTTTTGTTATCGTCACCATAGGTATGCTTTAAATAAAAATCGAAAGCCAATCTATCAGGCATATAATGTTGTGCAAACCAGCTCTTTTTTATTTCTTCTTGTGGTTTTCCAAACTTGAAAACGATAGCATCTTTAGTTTCACGATCTAATGACGAAAACAATACAAGTGAGTCGCTACCAAAACAACTTCTACGTAGTTCTTGTTCGCAGGCATTGTTGCTTTTAATTCGGGCATATAAAGTTTTGTATTTAAACAAACACAAACTATCAGGATGCTTACGGTCTAGGTCGCTAATTAAAAACTTGATTTTTACACCTAGTTTTTTATCGTAATATTCGTATGGAGTTTCCTTACTCATAACTTTTATGTTTTTTTGTTCCCGCCCAGTACTCGAAACTGGGAGTGTGCCACTCGGGAGTAATTACTATATTTACCGTCTCACTTATAAATAGTAGTAATATGGAAAATGAACTTTGGAATAAACTTGAAATGTTTATTGGTACACCACTTGTTAATATGGCAATACCCCATTATGTAAATGAAATAGAGCAACAACTTACACCAGAACAACTCGAACCGCTGGGTGATCTGACCGAAATGCTAACTGAAAGGTTTTCTGAAAAAACAGACACACCTGCTAAAGAAATTATAAACGGACTGATACATCTTGCCAAGCTTGGGGTAATCAAAAAGAATAACTAATATTCCAAATTGTTTTTTTAGGTATGCTCTATCAATCTTAAACGATTGGCTTAAAAAAAGGCATGTGCTTAATGTTGGCATATTTTAAAACTTAAATAAGATTTCAAATTGTTTTGATTTGGGGTAGTAGTGTGTTTTTTGCCATACAACTATCCCAAATATTCTCCATGTTTTTTGTGTTGACTCAATTCCAGTTGCATAATCTGCGTTTAATAGGTGTTTAATCTCTATTTTCATGTTGTTTTAATTTTCGGTTATAACAAATTTTTCTATTTGCACTTTTTCGGCTTCAGCTAGTAATAATTCTTTAGCACGTTTTCTAATGGCTTGCGCTTTTTGAGAATTATTGAAATAACTTAAGCTAGTAAGTACATTTTGATTTGATGTCTTAAATTCTTTTGCGATGTCATTTTTTAAGTCGGGATGGATTAGTATTTTCATATCTTTGCGTTTGAAACTATTTGTTTTAACTATTTTTACCAATTGTGTTATGCAAATATATATGCAACATTTCATATAAAAAAATATTATACGCAATATTTCGTATTTATTTTGATATTAATTTATAATTAACTTATTATGAGTGATTTAGAAGTAAAAGCTATTAGAAAAAATTTAGATATATCTCAAACAGAGCTAGCTAAGTTGTTAGGCATTTCTTTAAGGACTGTACAAAATTGGGAAGCAGGAGAAAAAATACCCAATACAAAACACGAAATGTTGCGTAATCTTCTAAATGACAATAAGAAACCAAAACACACAAAAGAACAAGAGTTTGAATACAAGTTTGGTAGTTGTTTACATCCAAAAGGAATGCCGTTAATCCCCATTGAAGCAATGGCTGGTTATGGTGGTGGCGAAACCCAAGTACTAGAATTAGATTGTGAGTATTTTTCGGTTCCAACATTTAAAGGAGCTGATTTTTTAATTCAAGTAAAAGGATCCTCAATGTATCCTAAATATAACAGCGGTGATATTGTTGCTTGTAAGAAGCTACAGTTAAACGATTTGTTTTTTCAATGGAATAAAGTTTATGTACTCGATACTGAGCAAGGTGCTATCATAAAAAGAATAGATATTGGTCCAGACGACGATCATGTTATGATAGTGAGTGATAACGAAAAATACAGACCTTTTTCGCTTCATAAATCCAAGATAAACGCTATTTCTATTGTTATGGGTGTTATACGATTAGAGTAA